GACTGATCTTGTGGCGCGGTTGCGAAGCGTCCAGCGGAATCCTGTTGGCGGGGTATGTGTCAGAGCAGCCGACCGCATCGAGAAGCTGGAAGCGGCGCTGCGAGCGCTTAAAGCTTTGCATCATGAGGGCGGCATAGACGATCTGCAAGAACGTGACGATGCAACTTATTTTATGGTCTGCGATGCACTGGAGGGGAAAGATGACTGATCTTGTGAAACGGCTGCGCAATCCCAATGGGCCATTTAATTGGGAAGAGGCCGTTGCAACCCAGTGTGAAGCCGCCGACCGCATCTCTCAACTGGAAGACGCCCTCAAGGAGCTTCTGAGCCTCGGTGAGTGGGGGTTGAACGATCTGGCTAGAACTGTAGCCCGTGAGGCATTAGAAGAGAAAGAGGGGGCCTAAGCCCCCTCAATCCATTACCAGTCGGATTCAAGGGCTGTGGTGATCTGGTCAGCCAGTTCGTTCAGACCATCACGAACTTGCATCGCAACCAGCTTAAGATCATCGTCGCTGCCCAGCATCTCAATCAAGGACGACACGGCATCCTGCAAGGAGATGTCGTACTTGGTGTTGGGGTTTGTGAGTTCTTCGGCAGAATGAACGCGCAGCACCATTGGATCTTCAATGGGCTCGCCACCTTCGCCGTCGCAAGGAGATTCGCTAACGCTCCACACAATGGGAAAGCTGCAATCACCGGGAAGAATCTCAACTTCGTCGATCTCCTCCTCTTCAAAGGCCGCGTCCAGATCGACACTTGCCTGATCAAGAGCGTGTTGGATTGATTCAAGAGCAGCCTCAACCTCAAGGCGCAGAGCTTCCTTATCCATGACTATCTCCTATTTGCTGGGATCAGCGTGACGATATTGCCAGATTTTTGTGACGGCTATTTAGAAGCGCCGCCGTCAATTACTCGCAGATCCGCCGTTGACGTAGCCTTAATGGAAGAGCAGACCTTTCGCATCATGGTGTAGGTCAAGTCTCTGGCTGTTGGGTCTGATGACGTTTCGGCATACTTGGCAAGATGCACAAAAGCGTAGCAACGCTGGGCAACAGGGTCGTCGAATACTGTGTCGTCATATTCAACAAGTTCTACCACGTCATCGTCATCATTACGCATGGCGCTCGTCCTTCTCTGGTGCAAACCAATCGTTGTCATCAATGGGCCGAGAGTTAGTTCTCATGTAGTGGATGCTGGGCTCTCGGTGGAATGCACGGTGTCGGTCACGCTCCAAGTCGCGAACACGTTCATGCAGTTGCATTACCTGAAGGTTCAGAGCAATTAGCTCGCGGGCCATTGCATCTTCGGCATCCATTGGGCCGTGCTTGACTCGGAACATGGCGCATAGCTCCCTCGCAAAGGGATGGATGTCATCTAGCCTCATCCATACTGTTCCTGCAATTGTGCCATGTCTATGAACCTGTGTGAAATAATGTGGCCTGACTTTATGGTGAGTTCATAAATCCCGTATGACCAGCCGGAGGTTGCCGTTCCCGCATACTTCGCCACATACCCATCCGGCATGGCGCTTCCCAAATTGAGAACTTCGATTGAGTTGTTAATGCCAATCTTCGGTGCTTTGCGAAATGAGGAGCGATGCGTATGGCCGAACACAACGCTGTGAGTTGCGTGGTTGGCAATCTGATTCTCGCTGTTCTGTCCACCATACGGTTTCCCCATGATGTTCTTAGGAACGTGGGTAAATCCTACACCGTCTATGAAGAGCCATTGTCCATAAGGATGCAAGCGCCAGCGGTAGCGCGCACACAGGTCTTCAAACTGCATATGAAGAGTTCCAACAGTTTCAGCGTTTTTGTTCTCAAATCGTTGGATTCGGTCTTCGTGGTTCCCCGCAGTTAACTCCATTGGGATGTCGAGATCTTTGATTTCTTTGAAGAACAGCGCCATCGCTTCTTCGCAGCTTTCTAGATCCGATCTGAATGAGGGCCTTTGGGCGTGGGTTATGCTGCCGGGGGCATCGTGCGTGGATACCGAATCCCAAGAGGCAAAGTCTCCAATCTGAATAATGCGATGTGGGATAACTTTGGCGCAATGCTTCGCGATCCACTTAAAACGATCCTTGGACATGCCGGGCTGATCGTGGGTATCCCCTATCGCGATGATCTTGGCTGGCTCGTTGCCGCCTGCAATGTATTTTGGCTTTTGATTGGAAATGAAAGACAACCTCCGTTTTAGGTCATCTATTTCTTTTTCCATTTCTTTGACTTGATTGACCGTTTCAGAAATTTTGATGGGCTTCCCAGCTTTCATCCGCTTTCTAACGGTCGCTTCTGCCATGCCTAAAAAATCGGCGGCTCTTCGGATTGAGCCATATTCGTCGCATAGGTCTCGCATTTGCTGTGGGGTGTAATACATTTTGCATTCCCCGGTTGCCGCAAATGCTTTAACATACATTTGTGAAAAATTTAATCTGAAAGATTAGACACTTGCGGCTCAAGAACATATCTAAACGTAAATGGAAGGCTCGCATGATGCTGGGCTTGTGGATTCCGGGCATGGTAATTCGGCACTATGGATTTACCGTGCCGGATGGTTATGATGCAGAGGCGCATCCTGACTTAGACTTTTGGCGAATAATCAAATGTGGCACGACGAAAGCATGACGGACGATACCTACGTCTCCAGTGGCTGGCACTACAACTATGGATGGCTCCGTCGCCCGGAGTTAGACGATGTGAACGGCTATGCCTACGAAGAAGCTGACGGCGACCTGATCTTTACCCGCCGTATTACCCATTCGGTGCGGGCCTATCTTGACTGCTGGAGGGATTCTGAAACCGGCAAGAAGTACCTTACGTTCACCCGGTTGCCTGTTAAGTGCTGGGCCAAGGCAAGCAAATGAAGATCCTCCAGCTTGACGGCAAAACGATCTCCATCGAGGAGCAGCTACAGGATCTTGACCGGGCCGAGTTTGAGGACTCACTGTATGCGTTCCTAATGAACGGGTGGAAGTACATCGACCCAGCACCCTTCGCCCACGGCTGGCCCATTGAAGCGGTCGCAGAACACCTTCAGGCGGTCGTAGACGGCGAAATCAAACGTCTTATCATCAACATACCCCCACGCTGCGCAAAGTCGTCCCTAACCTCCGTAGCTTTTCCTGCGTTCACATGGGCTCAGAGGCGCAAGAGCGACACTAGCGGGCCGGGCGTCCAATTCCTGCATGCGTCCTACTCGCAGATCCTGACGTTGAGAGATTCAACGAAATGCCGCCGCCTCATTGAGAGCCCTTGGTATCAGGGCCTATGGGGTGACCGGTTTCACCTAATGCCAGATCAGAACACGAAGAGTAGGTTTGACAATGACAAGGGTGGCTCAAGACTCTCTACATCTGTCGGGTCGTCTCTTACGGGTGAAGGCGGGAATATTATTGTCGTCGATGACCCCAATGCGGCGCAAGAAGCACACTCTGAAGCCACCATCGCCACCACCATCGAGTGGTGGGACGGCGCGCTGTCGACTCGTCTCAACAACGCCAAGACCGGCGCGTTTGTGGTTATCCAACAGCGCCTCGGGGAAGAAGATCTTACCGGGCACATTCTTAGTAAAGAGGTGGGGGAATGGACCCATCTCTGCCTTCCGATGAGGTTTGAGCCAGAGCGCTCATTTGTAACCAGCATTGGCTGGGAAGACCCCCGCACGGAACCCGGTGAGCTTCTGTGGCCCGAACGCTTCGGGGAGCGTGAAGTTGCCAACTTAGAGCGTCAAATGGGGCCGTGGACGGCTGCTGGGCAGCTTCAGCAGCGCCCGGAGCCCAAGGGCGGCGGCGTCATCAAGCGCGAGTGGTGGCAGCTCTGGGAGCGCGAGAAGTTCCCCCCGCTGGACTATGTGATGGCCTCGCTCGATACGGCCTATACCACCAAGACCGAGAACGACTATTCAGCCATGACGGTGTGGGGCGTCTTTTCGGGCGGCAATCAGGGGGCGATTGCCAACCGGGTGATCGGTCGCGATTCCGAAACCATCTCGATGATCAAGCGCACCTACACGGAAGAACATCCGAAGGTCATGATGATGTTTGCGTGGCAGGAACGGTTGGAGCTTCACGAATTGGTCCTCAAGGTTTCCCAGACCATGAAGGACTACAAGGTCGATAAGATCCTCATTGAGAACAAGGCGGCAGGCATCAGCACGGCGCAGGAGATCCGCAGGCTTTACGGGCATGAGGACTTCGCTGTTCAGCTTGTTGACCCGAAGAGCCAAGACAAGCTCTCGCGGCTGTACTCAGTGCAGCATCTATTTGCGGAAGGGCTGATTTACGCGCCGGACAGAACATGGGCCGATCAGGTCATCACACAGGTCAGCACGTTCCCGAAGGGCAAGCATGACGACTTGGTGGATACCGTGAGCATGGCCCTGCGGCATCTGCGCGAGATTGGACTTCTGGTGCGTGGCGATGAGTTCACCGCTGAACTTGAGGGCAAAATGCACCATGCGGGATCTCCACCGCCGTCGCTATATGGTATCTAAATTCCGCCGATGTGTCCCCGTGTCGGTTAAATCGAAAGATGGAAGCTTTGCAAAAGAGGCAACGGGGTCCAGCCATTATTCAATGGCCTATAGTTGTGCTATATTGAACCCCTCAATAGGGGATTCTAATGCCACGGGTACTTGCAAGCGCTACCGTCGAAGTGATCAAGCCAAACACTCCGAAGACCATCGGCAACTTTAGGGTTGAGGTATGGGGCCTGACCCCCTACGACTTCGTTCGTCACTATGAAATTATGGCTCAATCAGATACAATAGCCGCGCAAGAGGGCATTCGACGCTTTGTCGAAGAGATGGAAAATCTTGATATTTCAAAGGGATAACGATGGACCGGCGCACCTTCTATGTTTATGAGCACTGGCGCGCAGATCGCGATGAGTGCTTTTATGTTGGAAAAGGCCGGGGGATTCGTGCGACCAACATGAGCCGCAGGAATCAGCATCACAAGGCTATTCAAGCCAAGCTAAAGCGCCAAGGCATGGCGGTCGAGGTTCGCATGGTCGCTGCGGGATTGTCCCAAGATGATGCGTTTAGGATTGAAGTAGAAAGAATTTTATTTTGGAAATCTATGAATGTAGATCTTGCGAACAAGTCAGACGGTGGTGATGGGAACCGTGGATACAAACACACGGATGAGGCAAAAAGAAAAATATCTCAAAATAGCTTATCAAAGAACATCCGCCCCCCATGTAAATCTGGCGAAGAAAACCCGTTTTTTGGGAAAAAACATTCCCAAGAAACAAAAATGCTTTTGTCTGAACTTGCCAAAAACCGAGTTGTTTCTGAAGAAACCAGAAAAAAATTATCTGCGATTCGGAAAGCGGCTGGAATTAGGCCCCCCTCTCCTCTTGGCCGCGTTTGGACTGATGCCCAAAAGAAAGCGCATTCAGAACGTCTTAAATTGGCTAAGATGAAAAAGAAGGAAATGATCTAATGGCTGCTACGCCGGGGCTTGTGCCCAACATTCGCCAGTTAGCCCCAGAGATGCCATCCATCGCGTCTAACGACGACGATCTAGTGGTCCACGTTGATGATGACGCGCCTGCGGTTGACAAGGACGACAAAGGCAACATCCTCCGCATTGAGCATCCCGATGGCTCTATCTCGATCTCTCTCAATGGCAAGGGAATCGGCGGCGAAGAGAGCGAAGCCGAGCGGGCTAAAGATTGGTTCCGCAACCTTGTCGATGACATTGACGGCGGTGAACTGACCCGCATTTCCGAAGAGTTGATGCGCGGCATTGGCGACGACATCGAGAGCCGCCGCGAATGGATCGAGGACCGGGCGCAGGGCATCAAGCTGCTGGGCCTGAAGATTGAGATTCCCGGCTTGCAGGGAGCGGCTGATGGCGCTCCGGTGGAAGGTATGTCCCGTATCCGACACCCGCTGCTGCTTGAAGCAGTGCTGCGGTTCCAAGCGAACGCCCGCAGCGAAATGCTGCCCACCGATGGCCCGGTGAAGGTCCGCAATGACGCCGTTCAGTCCACAATCCAGCAGGACGAGTTGGGCAACGCTCTTGAGAAAGACCTGAACCACTACCTGACGGCGGTGGCGAGCGAGTATTACCCTGATACCGACCGCATGCTGTTGATGCTGGGCTTTGGCGGCACAGCCTTCAAGAAGGTCTACTACTGCCCGCTGCGGAACCGCCCGGTAAGCGAGAGCGTGGACGCCGATGATCTGATCGTCAGCAACAGCGCCACCGATCTGCGCAATGCAAAGCGCGTGACGCACCGTACAAAGATGCGCCCTTCAACCGTGAAGCGCTTGCAGATCCTCGGGGTCTACCGCGACATTGACCTGTCCGACCCTAAGCCGATTGACCTTGATAGTGTGCAGCGCGAGAAGAACGCCCAGCAGGGTATCTCTGGCGATAGCTTCAACCCGGAAGATCGCGACCGCGAGATTTACGAATGCTATTGCGAACTCGACATTGGCGGGTTTGAGCATAAGTACAAGAAAAAGATCAGCGGCCTTGAGATTCCGTACCGCGTGACGATTGACGTATCTACAAAAGAGATACTTTCGATTGTCCGCAACTTCGATGAGGACGATGCCGAGCTTCCCACGGCTCGCCAGAACTTCGTGAAGTACACCTTTGTGCCGGGCATGGGTTTTTATGACCTCGGCCTCCTTCACATACTCGGGAACACCACCAACGCCCTGACGGCTGCGTGGCGTGAGATGCTGGACGCTGGCATGTACGCCAATTTCCCCGGCTTCCTCATGGCTGACACGGGCGCGAGGCAGAACACCAACATCTTCCGTGTGCCCCCCGGCGGCGGCGCTCTGGTCAAGACCGGCGGTCAGCCCATCAACCAAGCGATCATGCCTCTCCCCTACAAGGACGTTGGCGCTGGCCTGATGAACCTCACCGAGAACATGGCGCAGACCGGCGCGCGTGTCGGAGGAACGGCAGAGATGGCCGTAGGAGAGGGCCGAGCGGACGCCCCTGTAGGCACTACCCTCGCCATGATCGAGCAAGCCACGAAGATCCTCAACGCCGTCCACAAGCGCATGCATGCGGCGCAGGCCGAAGAGTTCCAGCTTCTGGCCCGCTGCTTCCGTGAGAACCCGGAAAGCTTCTGGCAGCGCAAGGGCAAGCCGTCCTATCCGTGGAGCGAGCAGACCTTCGTGCAAGCGCTTAACGACTGCGAACTGATCCCGCAGGCTGATCCCAACACGGCCAGCCACACGCAGCGCCTTATGAAGGTGATGGCGTTGAAGCAGCTACAATCGGCCAGCCCTTCGATGTACGACCCCATTGCCATCGACACAGCGGCTCTCAAGGCCATCGGTTGGAGCAATCCCGAGCAGTTCCTTGCGCCGCAGAGCGCGCAGAGCAGGCCCCCGCCAGAACTGATTCAGGCGCAGGCTCTGATGAAGACCAACGAGATGAAGGCGCAAGCCTCGATGATGGACTCACAGACCAAGGCCCGCGCCGCAGAGATGAAGGGCGAGGCGGATCTCATGAAGGCCAAGATCGACATGATGAAGGCCCAGAACGAACTGGCCTTGGCCGAAGAAGAGTTGCGTAGCAAGTCGATGGACCGCGTGTCGCGTGAGCGCCTGCAACTTATTGATCTTGCTCAGAATTTGACGGTGCATCCTGAGAGCGCCGGATTGGTTTCCCCGCTGATCGAACCTGCAATGCAGGAGATCGACCGGCAAGAACAGATGGGGTTGGGCGGTGGTCAGCCTCAATCCCTTGGAGGTGAGTGATGGCTACTAATTTTGCAGAAATGGTCGCCAACAGGACTGCGGGGGCTACTCGCGCTCGCCTCATGGAGTTTTATCGGTCTCAAGGATACGATGAGCCAACTGCGGCAGCTTTAGCCATCTCTGAAATGGGACGGCGAGCCCCGCCGGATTATTCAATTCAAGATCCGGGGTATGAAGGCCCTACATCGGCCCCCTTGGTCCAAGCTTTGCGGGAGCAGGCGCAGGCAAACCCGCGCGAATTGGCGGCAACCCGCAGTTCTATCGAAGATCTCCCCGGATTTGACCCTACTGCTCGTGATTTTAACGCCCAGCAGGCCGCTGAAGCCGCCGCTCGCATGCAGCAGCGCGCCGCATCTCTTCACCAGCAAATGTATGGCCGGTCGTCTGCTATGTCTGATGAAGACGTAGCTAGGGCCGAAGGTATGGCGACTGCGGGGAGGGAGCCCCCACGCTCTCGGTTTGACCTTTCATTCCGTAGGACTGCGCCAGCATCTGCCCCAACATACTCAACGGAATCGTTCAGAGAGCCCGAAAGGCCGTCTATTGTTGATCAGGCGGTTCGGGTTGTTGAGCGCCCTACCAGCGCGGCGGTGCGGATGGCTGAGAATGTTATCCGTGGAGACCAAAGCCCCTCTATTATTGCTCCTGCGGCAGCGGCTCCCGCTCCCGCTGCTGTCCAGCTTCCTAGTAGCGCAGCTATTGACCGCAATGAAGATGAAAATTTTTATCGCAGCATTGGCGCGGCCCGCCTTCCTAGCAGCGCGGGAATGGACCAAACAGACTACCCAATGCGTTCGCCTACCGCCCGGCCTGCTGCACGGCCTACGCCGCCCGCCCCCTTGGCACCCCCAGCGGATCTTCGCCGCAGTGAGCCGACAAGCTTCCTATCTCGTTTATTCAGCGGCCCTGAGTATCAATCCACCGGAGAGCGTGTCGTTAAAGAAGGCGGGCAAGGCGTCAACTTTGGTAGCCCTGAAAGCGCTGCTGACTTTTTTCGCGCTGACAAGGCTCTTCGCGCCCAGCGCCCTGAGATGTTTGAGCGTCAGGCAGAGGCTCGCGGCGGCGCTCCCAAGTCTTCCGGCGGCGGCGGCAAGGATGCTGCGCTGCACAAGGCGCTTGAGATTATCCACCACATGTTGGTGCG